ATGGAGGAAACCATGATATTTTAAGAATATTAAATTCTAAACCTGATTTCGATGAAGAAAATGTAGGTAAATTAATAAATCACTATATAAAATTGAGATTAAAAGATAATAAAAATATTTTAATAGGCTCTTATTCTGATATTGGTTGTCATAATTTATACGGTGTTAATATGTTAACCTATCATGGGGCTGGTAAAGATTTGAGTTCTGAAATCTCTTTCTTTGAAAATTATTATCAATTAGATATAGATTTATTAGTTTGTGGGCATTTACACACTGAAAAAGAAACAGCTTTAGGAAGTGGATATTTAGGGAACAGATTGGGTATAGTTTGTCCTTCTATTATGGGACCAGATGATTATAGTAAAAAAATTAGAAAAACCAGTAGACCTGGGGCTAAATTTATTTTATTTAGCAAGGATGGAATTGATTTAGAAAAAACATACTATTTATGAGAAAAGGGTAAACGGAGGATAAACAATGGCCACAAAAAAGATAAAATTATTAGATAATTATTGTGTTTATTGTGGGAGAGAACATGCGGTTGAAGATTTTTATAAATCTTTTAATCCTTATCATACTAGTGGATATATTCCATATTGTAAAGAAAGTGCGAGAAAAATTTATGATAATTATTTGGTGAAAACAGGTAATGTTGAATCTGCTTTATGGTATACATGTTCTGAAATTGGAATACCATTTATAACAAAAGTATATAAAGCTGTATTAGAAAGAGTGAAAAACTTAGGTCCTGGAAAAGATTATAATTATATAGGAATTTATATTACTTTTCTACACAGATTAAAAACTAAAGTGGATAAATGGGATACTTTTTATAGAACCGATGTTTCTTTAGACCAAGTATTTAGTGTTTCTAAAAGTGAAGAAGCAATAAACAAAGAAGCACAAAGACTGGAATTAGATTGGGGAAAACAAACTGTAGAAGATTACCAATTTTTGGAATATAGATGGGATGTATATATGGAACGTTTCAAAGATGTAGAGGTTCTTCCTGCGCAAGAGACTTTATATAGACAATTATGTTTGGTTGAATTACGTAAAAGAAAAAAAGAGGAAAAAGAAGAATTAACAGATAAAGAGCAATCTATGATATTAAATTTGATGAAAATATTAAAAATAGATAATTTTTCCAATAATGATGAAAAAACATTAGTTGAATCTCTTTTAGAGAGACAAATTTGGGAACAGGAAAATACTGATCCTTGTGAAATAGTTGATAAAGAAAAATATAGAGATTATTGCGATATAGAAAAAAAATGGGGAAAAAATATTTTAAGAGCTGTAAAAAATTTATTGGTAGGAAATCGAGAATATCCTTCTATTACAGAGATCGAAGATGAAAAACAATGAATTTAAGTGGAATAATTAATGAAAGATTAAAAAAAAGAAATAAGAAAACTAAAATTCTATCTGAGCAAGAAAAGAAAGAAAATATTATTAAATGGGCAACATTCTATAGAAGAAATATGAACATATATGCAGAAAGAAGATTGGGTATTAGACTGCATCCATTTCAACATATTATGATTTATTTAATGAGTATTAGTCAAACTTTTTTTGCGATTTGTACTCGTGGCATATCTAAAACTTTTATAGTTGGATTGTTTGCTGTGTGTGAAAGCATGCTTTACCCATATAGTGAAGTTGTAATTACTGCTACTACGATAGCTCAAGGTGCGGTTATGGTTAAAAGTAAAATAGAAAACGAAATTGTGAAAAAGCTTTCACCTTTGTTACTGTATTTATATGAAAATAATCAAATAAAATTTTCTTATAATGACAATGAGATTAAAGTTGAATTTCTTTTTAATGGTTCTATTATTAGAGTGTTGCCGAGCGGAGATCAATCTCGTGGTTATCGTGCTACCGTTTTAATTTATGAAGAATGTAGATTATTAAAGAAAAATATGGTAGACTCAGTTTTTTCTCCCATGTCGCATCCAAGACAGGCTAAATTTATGACAAGAGAAAAATATGCGGGAGATAAAAGATGGCAAGAAGAAACTATATCTATTTATATTACATCCGCTAGAATGAAATCAGAGTGGTTTTGGACAACATTCAAAGAAGTTGTCCAAAAATGTTATAATAGCAAAAGGATAGTTGAAAATTTCTTTGCGGCAGATATTTATACAGCTATTGAATATGGTTTAAAAACGAAAGCTGATTTTGAAAAATCTAAGTCTCAAATGAGTGAACTAGATTTTAGAATGGAAATATTAAATGAAATGATAGGGGAAGCAGAAAATGCTTTTTTTACATTAGAAATGTTTCGCAATAATCAGGTTTTAACAGTTCCTTTTGTTCCTCCTAATGTTAGGGATATATTAGGAGGGGAAGATGATTATATAAAAGAAAAAGCAATTAATGAATATAGGTTGCTTTTTATAGATTTTGCTTTCGCTAATACGACAACCAATCAAGAAAACGACAATAGCATTTTAGGGTGTATGTCTTTATTTTATAAAAATAAGAAAATTTATAGAAATGTTGATTATATTACAACACACCCTGCAAGTGATAGCCCAGGGATGGAGAAAAAAATTAGAGAATTTTATTGGGATTATAATGCTGACTTTATCGTGATGGATTAATTAAGGTTCCTTTTTATGGTAACATAAATCGAATAACGCATTTAACTGCTGGAACACCCTTAGAGATTTATAAACTACAACGTGACAGTGAAATAATGTGAGCGTGAATGTTAAAAATTATAAATATTGGGCAATCAGCAACCAAGCTCCGAACAGGAGAAGGCTCAACGACTATCGAAAATTCTATATGGAAGAAGTAGAGTACATCATAAGCGATTGATGATGGAAACGGTGCGCTTTATTTTTTAATAAAGAAGATATAGTCTAACCTTATGTGAAAGCATAAGAAAAAGTGTAGCGAGCTTTTGTAATAATAATGTAGTAGTATTGCTTTGAAAAGGTGAGTGATATGAAATTATATGAAATTTTAGATGGAAAAAAGAAGGAGAAATCTTTTTCTTGTATTTATATGTGGGAAAATTTATACAACAAGAAAAAATACATTGGACAAACTCAAAATTTTTATACTAGAATGACACAATATTCAAATAAAGGCGGTAATATTTATTTAAATCGTACAATAGAAAAATATGGTATAGATAATTTTGAAATTACTATATTAGAATATGTGTCTAAAGAATATTTGGATGAAAGAGAACAATATTGGTTAGATTTTTATAAATCTTATTTATTTTCAAATGGGTATAATATATGTCGATATGCTAGTAGTACGCGCGGATATAAGCATACTCAAGAAGTGAAAAATAAATTAAGACAGATGAAAATTGATAACCCAGTTCGTCTATGTGGAGAAAAGAATCCAATGTATGGTAAAAAGCATTCATTAGAATGGAAAAAACAACAGTCTGAAAGAATGAAAGAAAAATGGGAAAAAGATGAAGAATATAGGAAGTTTTGGAAGGTAAGTTTTATGGTAAAACGGTTAAAATACAATGCGTGGAAAGCGGACAGATATATATTAGTATTTCTCAGGCAGCTAAAGAGTTAAATGTAAATATCAACGCTATATACGCAATATTAGATAAGCCTAATAGAACTTGCAAAAAATTACATTTCATCAAAATTTAATATAGATTACTACATTTTCGCTTCGTAACGGTGGAGAAGTGTTGTATAACAATTTAACCAATCTATATAATCATCCCGAAAGAGGGAACGCATGGAACCCTCATGGGTTTACTGTGTCGAATGAAATCGGAATACATGTTGTTCCTGACACTAAATTAGCAGATTTGAGAAGTCGTGCAATAGATAGAGAGGCCATTCCTGCCATTGTGCCTATCGTGGGCACATCAGATTTAAATAGTATGATGTGGATAGATTTACAATTACGTTTAAGAAACAAAGAGATTAGATTTCTTGTTGATGAAATGGAATATCAGCAAATCTTAGAGGAAAGCACGAAATATTACAAAATGACTTCTGAACAACGTATTTTGGAGCGGCTTCCATATATCCAAACATTGCTGTTGGTAAACGAAGCAATTAACTTATCTCCCACATGGAAAGATGGCAAGGTTAAACTATCTGAGCCTAGGAGTGGGGTAAAGGATAGAATTGTGGCATGTTCTTATGGAAATTGGATAGGAACATTGTTAGAAAATAAACTTTCAAAGGAAGATAATTATGGAGAAATGGATATTTCTCAATATCAATTGGTTTTTTAGGGGGTGAGAGAATTGAGCAATGATAATCAACCATTAACAAAAGAACAGGTTTATGATGTTCTTCAAATGGCGCAAAGTATGTATGGTGTTGGTTCTATGTATGGTATTCAGGGTGCTTATACGCCTGAATTATCTAATCAAGTTCTTTTGAATTTGAATAACAATGCTTTAACACCAACTTATAAGAGGATATTGGAAGCATTAGCAAATTATAAAGAAAGACAACATGAAACACAAGCATTTAGCGAATTTATGGAAAAATTCGATATGATTTATGCAAGAGCAGTGGAGTATTATTCTAATTTACTTGCTTTTGATTTGCGCTATTCTTGTATAAATGCTTCTGAGAATGATTATGTTGATGGAACAGTTGAAAAAGCAAAAAGCTATGTTAATAAATTTTTAAATAGTTTTAATTATAAATCAGAATTTCAAAAAATAACCAGAGAAGTTCTTAGACATGAAACGTGCTATGTGTGGTTTAGGTCTGATTTAGCAACAGGAGATAAGAATCCCAAATTTGCAATTCAGCTTCTCCCCCAAGATAGATGTAAATTAACAAGATATTGGGAAAATGGTTTATTATTTGATTTTGACATGACTTATTTCTTAATGCCTGGTGTTGATATAAACGGATATGACCCCGTTTTTAAAAAATATTTCAATGAGGTATTTATAAGCGATACATTTAAAAATTATATACCTTCTAATCAGTTTAGTAAAACGGGAAATTTTGCATATTGGATACAAACAACGCCACCAGATGGAGCATGGGTTTTTAAGCGTGATATGTCTAATTTTGTTGAAGTCCCGTTTTTGGCACCGTTTTTAAAAAATGTTATTAGGAATGATGAAATTAGAAAGTTGCAATATGATAAAGATTTTCAAAGTGCTTATGCAATTCTCGCTGGTGAAATGAGGATGTTTGATAATGCAAAATCTGGCACACAGAAAGACCAATTTTCTGTTGACCCAGGCACATTAGGAAAATTGTTATCATTAGTAAAATCTGGATTAAATAATAATATTAAATTAGCTGCTATGCCTGTAGAAAAACTATCGTGGTTGCAATATAAAGATGATAACCCTGATATGGTTGATACTTATTATAAAAATTCAGTAGCCCCAGCAGCTAGTGCAAGTCGTTTAATTTATTCTACTGATAAAATGAGCAATATGGAAATTGAAAATGCTTTAATGTCAGATTATCAGGTTGTGGCAAAATTATATTTACAATTTAATATGTTTTTAAATTATTATGTAAATAGATATTTAGCGACTAAAAGAATTAAACTACGTTTTGATTTTCGTTTTGAAGGAAGTATTTTCCCGTTTGAGAGGAAAAATAGGCAAGACCAAATTATGGCGTTGGCAGACAAGGGCATAACCTTAAACCCTTCTGCTTTTGCAAGTGCATATGGATATACGCCTATGGAATTTGAAAACATGCTCAATGAGTCTTATTATAGTGATAGATGGAATAAATTGGTACATCTTATTTCTATTCATACCATTGGGCAAAATAAAGGTGGTAGACCCATGATAGACAATGGAGATTTAACTCCGTCAGGAGAAGCAAACAGAAATAGTTAAGGAGGTGGGTTTATGTTAATTTCAAAAGAAACCAGTGATGCTTTGGATTTGTTGTATGGGCAATTTTTTGATTTAAATGCTACATTAGATGTTGTTGCTTCAACATTGCAAAATGATTTTTCTATGCCTAAAGCGGCAGACATTGTTCATCATAAAATCAGTCATTTAATGCCATTGTTAGCGGATAAAATTAGTGAAATTAAGGACAATTATAATATTCGCTCTATTCGTCCAAGTGTCCATGAAGACCGTCGGGAATATAGTGATTTATATGTAATGTTCCAAACTGTTTTAGATGAATTTGAAAGCACTTATAAAATGATTGTTGCTGTTCAAGAGGTTTCTATTAAATCAGGAGATAAGAATGTATTAAATGATTTACAGCGTTTTATGTGTGTTTTTAATAAGGTAATGGGACAGATTTATACCCTGCGAGATAAAGCAGAACAATTACCAAGAGATTTTGATACTTATGATGCACATATTGATAGATGGGGCATTGTTGGAGTGGATTTAGAAAAGGAGTATGGTGATTAATGATAAGAGGGACTCCTATAAATCTGGAATTTTATATACCTGTTTCTGATATGGAAATTGGTTTTTTTTTACAACAAAATGGTTATCTTCCTTCTTATGGTGATTCAAAATATTTATATTTTGAAAAAATCCAGGAAGTTCAAGATATATTGAATAAACTTAGGAAAGGAGGGGAGTAAAGTTGATTAAAACAATACAATCTTTTTCTATCCAAGTTATTGATAAATACGATGGGGATGATAATGCTGAAAATGCAATTATCAGGTTAAAATTTTTAAGTGACGGTGATAATTCTCATCATTTAATTATTCCACCTAATGTATTAAAAAAATATGCCTCTACCATCTTAGGAAAATACATTGTGGCTAAATATGATAGATTTAGAGAAGATGTAAGAGGACACGAAATAGATGAAGTGATAGTTGGGTATATTCCTCCTGATGCAAAAATCACTTTTGAAGATAGTGATAATGGTACTTTTGCTGTAGTTGATGGTGTTATTTCTAAATTATATGCCAATGATGTTTATGAAATGTATAAAAATAATGGAAATGAAAGAGCCGTGAGTGTAGAGTTGACAGTTCAATATGAAGACGGAGACAATAGGAATCCAGTATCTAGTTTTAATATTACAGGAGTTACCTTGTTAGGTAAGGATATTGAGCCTAGTTGTCGACTCGCTACTTCTTCTATTGTGAAATTTAGCATAGAACAGGCAACCAGAGATTATATAAAATATCAAAAATTACATGAATTAGTGAATTTTGCAAATGATAGGAGAAAATTAATGGAAGGTAAGATTTATAAGATTGATAAATCTAAAGAATCTATTTCTGATACTCCATGGGGAGAGGTAGACAAAACAGAATTAAGAAATAAAATTATGAAAGCATCAAATAGGGCTAGTTTGGTAAAAGACGTATACATGGACGTTGAAGAAGGATGGGAAGATGCACCATCTGAAAAATTAAAATATCCTGTTATGGAATTAAAAGATGATACTTTTGTTTACAATCGTGGCGGTTTATCAAGCGCATTGGGGTATGCTAAAACAGAAGGAAATAAAGATGTTGTAAATAAAGTTGAATCTATTTACAAAAAATTAGACCTAGATGATGGGAAAGGCGGGGATAAAAAAATGGAAGATGCTAAAAAACTAGCTATTGAAGGACGTGAAGCATGGGGCGAAGTAATTAAGGAAGTTCAGTCTCATGAAGGCAAAAATGTCTATGTAGATAGTATTGAAAAAGACCATATTATTTATACAAAAGATGGTGTAAGGTATCGTGTTGAAGCAGATGTTGAGGTTGGTAAAGATGACAAAACAGTAAAAGCTGATATTAAATGGGATACCATTAAGAAAGACAGAGTTCAGAAAATGCAAAAAGAAGAAATGGATGATGATATGGACGATTGTGATTGTGAAGATATGTCCATTGAAAAAGCCATGGAAAAGATTAAAAAATTAGAAAAAGAAATCAGAGAAAAGAAAAATATTATCATGGATATGCAGGAAGAAAACAAAACCTTGAAAGAGTTCCGCAAGACTGTAATGGAAAAAGAAAAGGTTGCTTGTGTAAATGATACCCTTGAGGAACTTAAAGATTTTGTTTCTCCTGAAGAAATGGAAGATTATCGCAAGTCTGGCCTTGCCTGTGACCCTCGAGAGATGGAAGGTTGGAAAAATATGGTAAAGGCAAAAGCATTTGAGGTAGTTAAAGACACTAAACGCACAAAGATGAAAAAGAAAGATGGAATTATGAGTTTTTCATCTCCCGTTTCTAGCAGTTTTGGTTTTAGTGTATGGGAAAGACTTTAATATAAATAAGGAAAAGGAGAATTATTATGGCAGATAAAACACATGGCGTTATTAATACAATGCACTGTACTTGTATGAATGTTGATGCTTACAAGGCAGTTGGAATTGCGACCACGAATATCGACAATGGCGTTGCGGTTGTTTTGGGGGATATTAACAAAAACACAACTGGTGATATTGAAGGTTTTGAGTTTACGGTAACACCAGCTACCGCGTCATCTTATAATATTTGGGTTGTAAGGACACCAGAAGTTGGGACAACTTTAGAAATGAATATCCTTGATGACCCCCGCACATTTTATAATGAAGCTGGTAAACCTATGTCTTTATGCTTTATGAATCCCAAAGTGGATGTTATTGAAGTAGATGCGAATTGTTTCGTAAGCGGTTCTGCGCCTTCTGACCAACCCACTTATAAATTTGTAACTATTGGTGCGAATGGTAAATTTGCGGTTGCGCAAGCTGCACCTGCTTCTGGTGCTTATTTCTCTATTGTTGGCAATCACTTCTTCGATATTGGTGGAGAGCTAGTACCAAGCTATGTATTGCGTTGCGAAAAGAATTTTGAAGATAAGGAAGGAGCTGGTGCGTAATGAAGATGTTTTCAGATGAAATTATGACATTTGCAAATGGCGATATTAGTTATTTTGCCGCTTTTAAAGATTATTACAATCATTATAATAAAGTTAATATGGCTCGCTCTCTTGGAGATTATGACCCCAATTATAGTCTGGGCGAAAAATCAGAGAAAATTTCTAATGCGTTTTTCCGTGAGGTTGAAAAGCGGTCTAAGGTAGAGAGGGACGAGTTTAATAAGGATTCTTGGGCAACCAATCCAAATGTTTTTTGGGCTGCAATGTCTGTCTTAAATGCAACTATTAACTCTGTTCTACCAGCATCTATTAACCCTACTCTTGGTTTATATACAGACCTACGCTATGTCGGATATGGAGACATTGTTAATTTTAAGATTAAACCAAGGACGCTATACACTGTAAGCAAGGGCGCTCATGGTGAACGTGTAACTTTCCGTCAAAAGAAGTATGATGGCAATTTACAGCTAATGCCTATTGAACATATTATTACTACTTATGTTGATATGTATAAAGTATTAGCAGGTAAGGAAGATTTGGCTGAGTTTGTTCGTCTTGTTGTATATAGCATTGAGACTGAAATGAGCAAGGAAGCAACCTCTGCTCTAACAACTGGTATGGCACAGGGTTCTTATCCTAGTGAGTTAAGCATTACTGGTGCATTTAGCGCTGAAACTCTAGTTACTCTAGCAGAAAGAGTAGAGGCGTATAACTTTGGTGCCCGTCCAATTATTGCTGGCCCTGCTACTGCGTTGATGAAAGTTCCTACTGATTCTAGCATTAATATTCATGGCATTTTCAATGGTGATGCAGGACGAATTGGTCTGGTTAAAGACTTCTATGGATTTGACCTGCTCCGTTTACCACAGGTTGCGACTGGTAATTATAGCGATTTTGGTCTTGCTCTTGACCCTGATACTCTATATGTTATTAGTCCTGCTATGGATAAGCTGGTTAAGGGTGTTGTTTCTACTACATTAACAAATTCTAATCAGTTTTATGATAATGCTGATATTACACAGAACTTTACAATGCGTAAAGACTTTGATTTTGCTTTTGTATCAGCTGCATGGGGTGGCATGTATAAAATTACTGACTAAAAATATTTCATATGGAAGGGATATATTTTCCTTCCATATATTATTACATAGAAAGAAAGGAATATAAGGAATGGCTAGTGAAGATATTAAGAAAGAAAAATCTGTAACAGAGGAAAAATCCACAAAAACCAGGAGAACCACAAAGAACCATGAAACTGATATGCTTAAAAAAGAGATTGAAGAATTAAAGAAAAAGTTGGAATCTCAAATGAGTTTAGTTTTGGAGTTAAATGATAAAAGAGAGGAAAAGAATGAGAATGTTCCAAAGGAGAAAAAATCTCGTGAAAGAAATATCCCTTTTATTAATTTGACTTGTGGGACGCTCAATTTAAAAGGGCATCGAATTTATTCTTTGAGTGGACAATTCTCACGCAGAAGTTTCCCAGAAAAAGAAGCTAGAGAAATTGTAAATAATACTCACAATGCGATTGTTGGTGGTTTGGTATATATTGCTGATTCAGATTTTGTAGAAGATAATGATTTATCTTACGCTTATGAAGGGTTATTTTCTGATTCAGATTTAAAGAGCTTATTAGATAAGGATATATCTTATGTTATTGAGATGTATAAAGCTGCTTCTAAAGAGCAAAAAAGAATTATTTCTGATATGGTTGCCCAAAAGGTTATGGAAAAGAAATATATTGATGCTAATATTTTGATTCAGCTAGGAGAATTAACAGGAATCAACTACATGGATTTGGAGCCTATTCAAACAGAGGGGGAATAATGAATGGGAACTTCTTTCGATGAAATTATAGATATTGCTCTTGTTATTATTCGTGATTATAAAATTGATTGGATATATAATAAAGATATGTCTATTTTCCAGGAATATATGGATGGTTTTTTGATAAGAGCAGTATACGACTTTCATGATTGTTTGAAATCTTTGGATTACGATTCTAATTCTCGTTCATTTTTCTTAATTTTAAGCAATGTAGAAAAGGTTATTTTATCTGATTATTTGGTTTATGAGTGGTTTAAGAGTTTAACAAATGATACACGGTATGTAAACTTACATCTTAATGACTCTGATTTCAAGCATTATGCTGAAAGTAACAATTTGAAAGAGAAAAGTGAATATTTAGACAGAATGAAAGAAAAAATTGCAAAAGACATTACAGAGTATAAACTTGATAATTTGGATTCCCTACCTTATTATAAAGATTTAGTAAAATAAGGAGGTAGGTTTTATGCGTAAGGAAAATAAAGAACGAATTATTGCAAGTTTATATAAAATTTTACCATTGTATGAAGAATATCCCAATAGTTCATATATGGATTATTTAGAAACTATTATTCCTATTTTTAAGGGGTATGTAAAGATGAATCTAATAGATATAGAAGTATTGGGCAGTATTGTAGGGCTGTATGAGAGTGGGTCTAATATTGAACATAAAATGGTAAAGAGAATTGTAATGCGTGCAATACATTCTGTAAACGAAAAAGGACAAAACAACAATGAACTTGAGATTTTATAATAATTATATAAGCGAGATTGCTGTTAATCCCAATCATAAATACAGAGAAGATTTACAATCTCTTATTGATGCACAATGGGATAATACTACTACTGTGTATACTATAAAAGAAGAAACTCCATTCCGTCATTTTAAATTTTGTGAGATTGAAGCTCGTATTAATCATGTTATTGATGAAGTAACAACTGGACGAAAAGATGGCAAGGATTTTAGGAAACTAATTTTTCGCAGTTTAAATCATTGTGTAGAGCAGGGAAAATATTATAATTTCGACAATAATTATTGGCTAACTACATTCAATGATGAATATAATTCTGTTGTTAAATCAGTGATTGTGCGTCGTTGTAATAATTATGCTAAATATATTTCTCCTGATAATGGTGCATTAATTACAATTCCTTGTATATTAGATTATACTGCAAGTTCTCCTAGTCCACAAGTTTCTGGTGATATTATTACTCCTAATAATCATATTGTAATGATAATTCAGGGAAATGATAAAACTATTAAGTGGAAGGTTAATCAAAGATTTCTATTTAATCAACGCCCATATAAAATTACTGGATATAATAACTATATGCAGGACAATTATGTTGACAAGAATACGCCACTATTATATTTTGATTTGTTTTTAGATGAAATTCATCCTGATGATGATTTAGAAAATAATGTTGCTAATACATTACAATATGTATATACAATTGATTTATTGGATAAAAACTTTGAACAAGTAACAGGATATAAAGGGACTTTGCAAGCAGAAGTAAAATGTAATGGAGAAATTGTTGACAGAGAATTAGTGTGGTGTTCTTTGGATGGAAATTCAACAGTTGATAATAATGGGAACTTTGAATTAGTGGGAAATCCAGGAACGACAGCGCAGATTAAAGTAAGCTTAAAAGGCAATCCTTTAGTTAGCGATATTATAGATATTTCAATAGCAGCCTCAGCTCCAAAAGAATATTCAATTGTTGTAACGCCAGATATTTCACAAATTAAGCAAAACACTACACAGAAAATTTCTGTGTTTGTATATCTTGATGGTGAAAAGACGGATGAAGAAGCAAGTGTAAAAATTGATAATAATGGGCTTGAGGATGATTATTATAGATTTGTGAATGAAGGAAATAATCAATTTTTGTTACAGTGTTTATACCCTTCCTCTATTCCTTTGAAATTGGTTTGTGTGTTTAAGAATGTTACTTTAGTAAAAGAAATTAAATTACTTCCCTTGTTTTGAATAGGAGGGAGAAAAAATGACTTCATGTATATCACCTAAAAATGCTTTCAATCAATTTTCTTCCCTTCCTTCTATTCCTTATTTGATTATTGAAAAACTAATGGAAAATGAAAATATATGGAAGATATTAAAATACCCCACTTATGATTGTTTGTCTGAAAACAATTTAACTTTAGATGAAAAGTCTAATATGATTTGGAAAAATCAAGAAAAACAAACAGATTATAATGTGTTTTTAACTCCATTAGTTGAGGATATGATTTATGATTCTACAACCATTTTAAAATGTTATAGATATTATAATGTTCCTACTAATCATTTAAATGCAGTAGTGACTTATGAAATGGATATTTTATATGGGGGGAAAATAAGCTTAATTGAGTATAATGGTATTCCTTGTAATCGTTCAGATGTAATGGAAATGGAAATAATGAAAACATTAAACGGGGCTGATGTTGGAGGGATAGGTTATTTTCAGTTTAATAGGGAACTTTCATCTTTTTGCCAGTCAAGAATGGTATTAGGTAACGATAAAACATTTACAGGAACATCTATTATAATGGGCACAAATTTGAGCAATATTAATGGTGGGAATTGTTGTGACTAGAGAAGAAATAGAAGAATTAATTGAGCAATATGTTCCTTTTGATAGACCTATACCATATAAAACAAGAGCAAAAGAAACGATATTGATTTATCCAGTTTTGGTGAAAGATATAAGAGAGTTTGAAGCAGGACAGGGAATGTTACATATTGATAAAAATGTGTCTGCTAATGTAGAAATTATTCAAATGTCTTATTTAAAATATTTATATTCTCTGTTTTTGACCTTTGCTACAAATGGCGAGTTTTCATTGTTAGAATCTTTTCAAAATATGATGAAGATTTGTTTACATCTTGAAATTCCAAGTCAAAAATTAGTGAATTTTTTTTCTTTGGATTTACAAGGTTCCTTTTGGCGCAGGAATAAAAGAAACGATATTTATTTAGATATTGATGGAATTATAATAACTTCAAAAGATTTTGATGATATTATTAGAATTATATTGTATCAAAATATAGAAGATTACGATGACCGAGTGGTGAGTAATGATGTAAAACAATTATATGCTGATTATATGAGATTGAAAAATAAAAATTCGGTACATGTTCCATTAGAAAAGAAATTTTTAGCAATTATGGGAGAAACAGGGTATAAAAAAAAAGAAATTTTGAATTTAACAGTGCGTGATTTTTATGGTTTGTTTTCTTTAACTGTTGACAAAATTGACTATCAAATTAGAGAAAATGCTCGGATACAAGGTGCTAAGTTTAAAACCAAGCCTGAGCATTGGATTATAAAAGATAAAAAAGACAAATATGCTGAAATTTTTGTTGGTGAAAAAGAATTTACAAATAAACTTTCAAAAGTTTCAAAATAATAAAATGGGAGGATAATATTTATGGCAAATTATATTTTAGCTGGTGTTGGTAATATTGATTTGTATAACCAGGGCGATTTAATTGCTACATCTAAGACATTAACAGAGAGTAGTATTTCCGTTGAGGTAACAGGAGAGGATGTTCGTGGTGGACAGTCCAATCCACTATTGGGACGTTATTTCCATGATTCCTCTTTAACACTTACCTTAACTGATGCTCTGTTTAGTTTAGAATACCTTGCTCTTAACGTGGGTGGTACAATTGAAATTGGTGGTAATGTTCTAACTACAGAAGAAATTACTATTGAAACGGCAAATACAATTACTGTTACAGGAACCCCTGTTGAGTTGTTTAATTGGGGAACTGTGGGGTATTATAGAATTGCGGGAGAAAACGAGTGGAATAAAATCACATTCACTGGGAAAACGGCTACTGTTTCCGATTTGCCGATTGGCACTGTTGTCTGTGTGAAATATAACACACAGAACGCGGGATTGCGTCAGTTCGTCATTCCGTCTAATATGATTCCTGCTGAGTGTACAGCTATTCTTACAATTGGTTTATTTAAAGCCGACAATGAAACTAAGGTTTCTGATTCTTCTTCTCGTGTTGGTACTTTGGTTATAGAAATTCCTCGGTTCCAGTTTGCAGGTAGTCAAGAACTTTCTTTGACTTCTGATGGTGTAGCCACAACAAATCTAACTGGTTCTGCGCTTGCGGTTTACACTGGCACAAGTTGCGACGATGATGGATATTATGCGATTATCAAAGAAGTTGTTTCAGGTGCGAATTGGTATGATGGTCTGCAAGCACTGGCTATTGCGAATGGTGCAGATATTGATTTGCAAGTTCCAAATGCTGAAACCTTACAGGTTTATGCGGTATATGGTGGCATTGTGGCAAGCTCTATTGTAGACAATTCAAATCTAACATTTACTTCTGAGAATGATTCTTATGCTACTGTAGACAATACAGGCAAGATTACAGCAGTAGCAGCGGGTGAAACTAACATTAAGGTTGTAGCGACAGGTAAACCAGAGATTGAAGCGATTGCCAAGGTAACAGTTACCGCTGGTTAATTATTTACTTGGGGGTATTATACCCCCTAATTACATATTATGAAAGAGAGAGATTCTTTGATGTGTCCTTACTCATTTTATCAAAAGGAAAATGGGATAGAATATTTATATTGTTCTAAGTCAAACGATATTTGTGTTTATTCTCGATTTTGTACAACGAGAAATAAAGTCATTCCTACTGAATCTCAAAAATATTGTATGTTAAGAATGAAAAAAGATGTTCCTGCTGGATATTATAATGTTCGTTTTGAGAAGAAAGGCAAATTATATGTAGATTATGAAAATAGAGTAGTTTGTGTTTCTAATCCCTATAATTTTGTTCCAGATTATGTTAAAATTGGAACAAGAAAAAAAACTGGGGAATTTTATGTAAGGAAAGAAAAATTATTAAATGGAGATTAAGCGTGGGGGAATTTATTTGGCAAACCTTGGCAAAAGGGTTGGAAGTGTGCAGTTTGGTGTTAGACCAATTATAATTGTTGGGAATGATTATAGTTGTCAATACAGTACTGTGTTGTTATCTGTCCCATTAACAAGTAAACAGAAAAAATTTTTGCCGACACATTATAATTTAGACAGTAATAAATATCCTTTTTTGTGGAAAGAATTAAATACAGTTTTAACGGAGCAAATTATGCCAGTAGAAAAAAGACGATTGTTGCAATTTTTGGGTGATGTAGAAATTTATGATATGATAAATATAGGAAACAGAATGAGATTAGCAATTGGTGTTTATTAATATATTATGATATTATAAAAAAAAGGAGGGGGGATAATGGAGGGAGTTTCAGATATAAAAAATGATTATCGAAATTTAGAAAAACGAATTGGGAAAACTGAAACAGGGTTAGCAAGAACTGAAATTCAAATAGCCAATTTAACATCTATTGTAGAACATAATAATGCGACTTTGGATGATTTAAATAAAACTATGATAAAAACGAATTATTTATTGGAGCAAAATATTAAAGATGTGGAATACAATAGACAAATTGTTAAGAAAATGGAGGAAAACCTAACGCAAGTAGAACACAACATTGAAGAAGTTGATGAAAAGAGCAAGGTTGATATTTTGGGTTTTTTAAAGAAAAATTTTCTTGTTATTGTTGTTTTTGGGGCTTTTGTATTTTATTATGTAAAAAGTTTATTACCGCTTTGATTGTGATAGGAGGATATAAATGGAAACATTTAATGATGTTATTATGACAGCGTTGCAAACAATTATTACTGTTACCGTTCCATTGATTTCTGCGTTGATTGTATATGGGATTAAGAAAGCAACAAATTGGTTAAAAAGTAAAACAGAAAATGAAACAGTTGATACTTATTTAAATCGTGCATATTCTATGTTAGAAGATATTGTTGTTACAACCACGGAGACTTATGTTAAGTCTTTGAAAGCCGATGGCAAGTTTGATATTGAAGAACAACAAAAGGCATTTGAAATTACAAAGAGCGCTTTTGAACAGGTGGCTAGTGAAGAAATTAAGAACGCGATTAAAACAACTGTGTCAGATTATGATGCTTGGGTTAAGAACACAGTTGAGGCTATTATTGCTAATACAAAATAAAATATTTAGTTAATTAGCAATCAAGTAGGAAAATATAAATTCCTACTTTTACATATTATGGAGTGAAATACATGGAAAAGAAAACGAGAAAAATAGCGAAATTAAAACGTCCTGCTAATATTTATTTAGAAAATCTTGATATTGAGGTAGTTCCTTTTTTAACTTGGGAAGTTATTGAGTATATTGGAAATGTATTGATTAAGATGGATGGTTCTTATAAAGATAAAGAGATAGCCAAGCATGCTCTATTACTAAAATTTTGCACTGACCTAAACGATGATGAAATTGCAGTATTAGACTTTGAAACATTGTGGGTAAATGGATATATTGATGAAATTGAATCGCATATTTATGGTGTTGATAAAATTGAATGTTATATTAAAAATATGACCAATCCCAATCATCAAATGTGTCAGTTGCTTTCTGAGTTAGAAACTTTTATATCGAAAGCAAAAAAAATTAATTGGAAAAAAGTTACAAAAGAGTTGGAGAAAAACACTTCAAAAATATTGTCGGAGGCATAATTATGCCAGCAAAGAATCCTAATGAATTTTATGCGTTGTTTAAGCCAGCTATAACAAAAGCCACACAATATGTTATGGAAAAAATGTTAGAGGAATACAAGATGGAAATAGATGATGTTATTTATGGCAACTATGTGCCAACTGTTTATCAAAGAACAGGAGAATTTAGAGATAGTTGGGTAACAGAAGTAAGTTCGCAATCTATGGGGGCACAAGGAGAGCTTAAACAAGATACTTCTAAAATGACTGTGGATTTAGAGAATTTTCAACATGGGAGTCCTTATTCTGGGAGTGTTGTTGAAGCATTGGCAGAAATCATTTATGAGGGATTATCAGGGCCGCTCTTTGGTGAAGGGCCATGGAGAAATCCTAGAAATCCTTTTGTTATTTTGTTGGCGAAATTAGATAGTGGGAAAATTTCTCAATGGTTTAAAGAAGGAATGACGCAACAGGGGATAAGAATGAAATAAAGGGAGACAACAATGACTATTATGGGACTTGATGCTTCAACTAATTGTACTGGTTGGAGCATCTTTTTTAATGAAAAATTATTAGATTATGGGAAAATTGTTCCCTTACATAAAAATGAAGATTGGCGAGAAAGAATAGTTGATATTTTTCTTCAATTGGATATTCTTATTCAAAAATTTGAGCCTAATAAAATAATTATCGAAGATGTTCCTTTGTTTTCTCAAAAAGGAAAGAAAACATTAGTGCAATTAGGGGCTGTTCAGGGTTCTTTGCTTTTATTAAAAAAAGATTATCCGAACATGGAAATAGAGTTTATTCCTGTTTCTACATGGAGAAAAAATATTGGAATATTTAATGGTGAACGGAAAGATTTAAAAAGAGAGAAGCTAAAAGAAAATTCTATTAAATTAGCTAATACAATATTTAATTTGAATTTATCTTTTGTTTCGCCGTCCTCAGCTAAAAATGATGATGATATTTCAGATGCTATTTTAATTGCCGCTTCTACAATAAAAAAATACAAGACTAATAGTAAATAAGTAACCTTGTATAGATAGTGAGGTGGTATGTTTGGCTAGTAGCAATAATTATCATATTTTAGTTAAAGCAATATTAGATGAAAGTAATTTACAAGGGCAAATAAATAAAGCTGCTTCAAAAATAAAGAATGTTAAAATAGGAGACGCTGGAACAAAAACCGCAACTTCTGGATTCAATAAAATGAATCAAGCGATTGACAAAACAAGTCAATCTATGAGTGATATTATCAAAAAGACTGTTAAGTGGCAGGCAGGAACGCAAGCTATTGATGCCATATATAATTCCTTTAGAAGTGGCGTTTCGGCTGTGTTTGAGTTAGATGCCGCAATGACTGAATTAAGGAAAGTCAGTGACTTAACTGGTGATGAACTAACAGAGTTTGGCGATAAAGCGTTAAAGGTTGGCGAACGTGTAGCTAGAACAGCAACTCAAGTTATTGAGGCGGCTACTGAATTCACAAAATCAGGTTTCAATGATATAGAGTCGTTGCAATTGGCCGAAGTTGCTTCGATGTTTCAAAATGTTGCGGATGAAGAAGTAAATGCAGGAGATGCGGCTTCTTTCTTGATTTCGCAAATGAAAGCTTTTAATATTACAGCGGCAGAGTCAGAACATATAGTAGATGCGGTCAATGAGGTAGCCAACAAATTTGCTGTATCTTCTGGCGATTTAGCTACAGCGGTTCCTAAAGTAGCGGCAACCATGGCGCAAGCGGGTAATAGTATGGAACAAACATTAGGTTTGCTTACCGCTGGTGCTGAAATGATGCCAGGACAGGCAAGCCGCGTCGCTAGAGGTTTAAGAAGTATAACTTTAAATCTACAAGCCATGGATGATTCTGGGCAACAAGATTTAGAGTTATTAGCCTCTATGGAGAAAGATTTTAATAAAATCGGGATAACATTACAAGGAACAGATGGACAATTAAAATCCACTTTTGATATTTTATCAGAACTTGCAGAAGTTTGGGATACTTTAGATCAAAATACTAAAAATTATTATGCATCATTAATAGGTGGGAAAACCCAAGTTGATGTTGTAAACAGTGTTATTTCTAATTTTGATAGTGCTTTGGGTGCGACTGAGGCTGGAATGAACTCTTTCGGATCAGCGGCTAGAGAAAATGCAGCCTATTTGGATTCTATCGAAGGTCGTATGTCTGCTCTTACGGCTCAATTTCAAAGATTCTTTACAGAAGGTATTAGTTCTGATTCAGTAAAGAATGTTCTGGGTTTGGCAACTGCTATTTTAGAGGTAGTAAATTCCATTGGTGGTTTACAAACATTTTTACCTATTATAATTAGTTTTGCAACCATTTTCATAGGGAAACAATTTCCTAACGGTGTTAAGAATTTAAAAAATAGTTTTACTAATTTATTACAGCCTTTGAAGGACTTACCGACTGCTATAAGCTTGGCAATAGGTGAGTTTACCAGATTAAAATCTAGTGGTGTGTCTTCTTTTTCTGCACTGGCAGGATCGGCATCTAGTTTCTTTAGTTTAATTGGTCCTGGGGCAATTATAGGCATAGGAGCAACTTTGTTTAGTGTTATTAATGGTGTAATTAATGCACAAGAAGAAGCTCATGAGCAAATGATACAAGATGCTGAACAAAAAAATTCCGAACTAAAAAGCCAAAGAGAATCTTTAGAAAAAGAAATTGCTTCCTATCAAGAATTAGCGGAAAAAAGGAATGATAGTTCTTCTGATACTGAAAGATTAAAATACAATGAAGAAATAGCACAAGTTCAAGAGAATATCGTTGATTTAGTTGGTGCTGAGGCCAATGGATTGGATTTAGTTAATGGAAATTTAGATGAGCAACTTTCCAAACTTGGTTCTCTACATGAAATTTTAACGGATAATCAAAAATTACAATTAGAACTTTTGATGCAAGATGCTGAAACAGATTATAATGAATCTCTTGGGAGTATGGAGCAATTTTATGATGAAATTGCCACTATAACAGGGAAAACAGAAGAAGAGATTAGATCAGCTTTTGAATCTGGGTCTGATGAGATTTATGATTATATTTCCCAAACCAATAAAGAATTACAAAGACAAGCAAAAGAAAATGATAATTTTTATTTAGCAAATAATTTTGCTAATATGTCTCAAGACTTTTTAACAAAACAAGAAGCATATTATGATTATCAAAATCAATTGTTAGAAGCGAGCACATATGAACAAGAACAGATTCTTTCTGATTTCATCAATGAGCGAGATGATTTATTCGCTAATGGAGAAATTGATTCCAAAGAGTCCTTGATGAAATTAGTAGAAGCTATCAAAGATGGAACATTAAACGTTGGTGAAGCAGCTCTTGAGGCAGGGGTTGATGTCAACACTTATCGTCAAAGGTTGCTTGAGCTTGTAGAAGAAAAATATGGTGCCAAGTTTGCTAATTCAATTTCCGAACTAAGGACAGTTATAAATGCCGAAGGTGAAGAAATTACTGCGTCGGCTACAGGTTTTGCAAAAAAAATAGAAGAAGCTTTAAAAATAGAACCAGAAACAGCTTCTTTAGAGACCTCAGTAGAAGGATATAAAAAATTATTAGAGAATGTTTCTTCGGGGAATTGGGGAGGTCAAACACAAGAGTTAATGTCTCTATTTTTTGGTGAAGATTGGGTTCAACAATTTGATGGAGATTTGGAAACCGCTGGCAAACATGTTAAAGAGAAATGGGGTTCCTTTTTTCAATATTTCCAAGATGGTAATTTTGGAAATTTTGCAGATATTATAAAAAATTCTGGTATTGATGCTACTTTAGCGTCTGTCGGTGTTGATGGTAGTTTAAATATAGATTTTTCTAGGTTGGATGAATTAGCTGCGAAACTTGGTGTTTCCAAAGAAATGCTAACAACCATTATGAAAGCATATGAACAGACTGGTGGAGTTATTAATTACGAATTAGATGATATGATTGCTCGTGCTGAGCAATTGGGATTAATTACGGAAACTGCTTCTGGTAATTTTATTTCTTTGGGAGCTAATGCTCAAGAAGCTTTAGGCATGACCGATTTACAATTTGCGAATTTTAAAAAACAACTACAAGAGGCTGGATATCAAATTTTAGACTTAAATTCTTCTACGGATGACTGGTTATCTGTGCTAGAGGGAAGTCATATTGTGGAAGTTGTTGGAGATGCTAAAATTGGTGATTTGCCCTCTCTTGTTGCTTACTTGAAAGATTTGGGTTTTACTGATTCACAAATACATGAGGTTGTTAATAAATTACAACTTCAAGCTGGTGTAACTTTCAATGCTGACGGGAGTGAAACAACACCTGAACAGGTTCAGTCTGAGATAGATAAGCTAGACCAAGAAGAAGCAACTGTTTATGTTCTTATGGATACTAATGCAGATGAAGAAGGGGCTAAAGTTCAAGATTTTGCAGATAAAACAAATGCCATTCCATCACAGCAAACCAAAACTGTTACTTTTGTGGCTAATTTGCAAAATAACACTCCTTTAAGTTCGTCTGAGCTGTTTTCTAACTGGAAGAAAGATCCAAGTTCTGTTAGTTTGGGGCAACATTGGACTGGGACAGCACCCTCGGGAGTTCCGAAGAATGAATTATCCTGGTTGGGAGAAAAAGGTCCTGAATTAGTAACTGACAAAAAGGGTAAAAATGCTTATATAGCTGGATTAAATGGAGCAGAGCTGGGTTATCTTCGTAAGGGTGATGTAGTTTATAATGCTAAAGATACTAGGGATATTTTAAGTGGTGTTGGTAACGTAGAAGGATTAGGAGATATAGATGAAAATTGGTCTGCTCCATCCGTGCCGAAAAAGAATACTAATACTGGAACCACGTCTACTAAAAAAACATCTTCGTCTTCTTCGAATAATAATTCATCCTCTGATTCTGATGCTGAAAGAGAACAAGAAGAGGCGTTAAGAAGACAGAAAGAAAATTTTGAAGATGCATTAGATTATATTCAAGATTTAGCTGATAAAGAGATAGAAGCATTAGAAGAGCAAAAAAAAGAAGAACAAGAGTATTGGGATGCCAAGATAGAGGCATTGCAAAAGCAAAATGAGGAACTAGACAAACAACTTGAATTAGAAGAAGCGTTAGAAAACCTTGCTAAAGCACAAAATACAAGAGTTAGAATATATAGAGAAGGCCAAGGCTTTGTTTATGAAAGCGATATGGCCGCTGTTAATGAAGCACAAAAAGAATTAGATGATATAAAAAGAGAACAGGCCTATGAAGAAGAATTAGAAAATTTAGAGAATCAAAAAGAAGCGGCAGAAGAAGCGATTGATGCACAAATTCAATACTGGGAAGATTACAAAGAATTATGGGAAGATGCTGCTAATTCTTATGAAAATAATCAAAAGCGTTTAATTGCTGAACAGTTATTTGGATTAAATCAGGAGCAAGAAAATTGGGAAAAACGTCTGGGGAATTTACAGAGTTTTGTAGACCAATATAATGCTATTCTGCAACAATTGGATGACAACTACATTTCTCCAGGCAGTAGTGGTTCTTCTGTTGGCACTGGGAAGGTTTCTAGTTTTAGTGGCACATTAAAGTCAGGGAGTCGTGGTGATGCCGTCAAGGCCCTACAAAATGCCTTAAATTCGTTGGGGTATGGAAATTTAGCTGTGGATGGAATCATGGGTTCAAAAACAGTAGCAGCCCTTAAAAGATTCCAAAAAGATTCTGGGATTAGTGCGGACGGGATAGTTGGCACTAATACTCGAAATGCTTTTGCTGCTAAGGGTTTTGCGTCTGGGAGTTCGTATATTCCCCGCAATATGATAGGGCGAATAAACGAAGATGGTAGCGAACTTTATATTCCACCTGAACAAAATATTTTGGCTCCACTTAGCAAGGGTGCTGGAATTGTCCCACATACCTTGGCACAAAATTTAATGGAAATTGGGAAATATCATCCTTCTCAATTGTTGAACGCTAGTGCTGTAAGTAATAAAGATAGCATTAGCAAAAACAATTATTTTAATTTTGATAAGCTCGTTTTGCCTAATGTAACCAATGCTGAATCATTTGTTTCTACACTAAAGAACAATTTTATGTCAACTGCTATCCAGGTTGGGAGTTTTAGATGAAATTCTCAATCTGGATAAAAAAGAGGTATAAAAATGAACAATGAAAAAATGGCAATGATAGAAATAATAAAAGGAATAGAGTATTTAATAAACAAAAATGATAGAAGTACTAAAATTTATACTGGAATGATAGAAAGTATAGACAATAATACTTATACTGTTAAAGTAAATGGAAAGAATTATCAGTTACCTTTATATGGTAACAACACATTGTCGGTAGGAAGTATTGTTAAAGTATTTATTCCACAAAACAATATGAATTTAGCTTTTATCATGTGAAAGAGTTGATATTAAATGTTTTGTTGTGAAAACGTTTTAAAAGGGGCAAACAGGAGTCCCCGCATAAAAGATGGAAAAATTTATTGGTATGAAGGAGATACATTTCTATGGTCGATGAAATTTGTTATCAAGAAATGTGATGGAACAGATTATATTTTACAACCAACCGATAAAATAACAGTAGAATTTAAAAAGAATTTACATACTCCTGATAATATTTATAGTTTTGAGTTTCAAAATCAAGAATATCCTGACAATACAATTACAATGGAATTTACTTCTGAAATAACATCTTTGTTTCCATATGGATTTTATAAAATAGGAGTAAAATTAGAAGATGATGATATTACGACTCTTTTACCAGCAACAACCATATGTGTAGAGAATGTGGTGTAATTATGGAAAACATGATTATTTTGAGTGAAGAAGGAAATTGTGTTACTGATGTTGTTGTAGAATTTAATCGAAGTCGTGTTGTATATAAAGAAGGAGATTATAATAATTTAGAGAACTTACCTAGTATTAATGATACTATTTTAATGGGTAATAAAAGCTCTAGTGAACTAAAATTACTTGGTGAGTTACATAAATATGATACTTATTTAGAATTTCCTTCTATACCTGATAGTAATTATGTGAATGATATTTTTCTTGATGTTTCTGAAAATATGATATATAGATGGGATTCACAAAATTTAAAATACTACTGTATTGGTTCTGATTATAGAAATATAGAAGTTATTAATGGAGGTAAGGCAATTTGGCACAAAGACAATTAACAAGTAGAATTATTATAAGAAATGATACATCAGCTAATTGGAAATCGGCAAATCCAGTTTTATTAAAAGGTGAAATTGGAATTGAAACAGACACAGGTATAGCAAAATATGGTGATGGCGTTGTAACATGGGATAAAGCCCCAGAGCTAAATGCTTCTACAACCGTCGTAAAAAATGCGGCACCTACATCAAGTGATAGTGGGTATAAGTTAGGAACATTGTGGCTAGATACGACTAATTCAAAGGCATATTTGATATACAACAATACCGCTTCTAAGGCTGTATGGAAACAATTAGTCACACCAGACGATTTGTCAGACCTAGGCGCTGGCGACATGCTTAAATCACAATTTGCTAACAATCCTAAAGCTGAACAAGGATATGTAAATGCATCTATTAAATCTGATACAACAGATGCTATAAAAAATAGTACTCCTGATACATCAAACAATTTAACTCTAAATGATAATGCAAGTGGAGTTGACGCACATACAAATAATGCTTTGTGGTCTGCGAACAAAATTAAGGGGTTAATAGACCAAAAATTAGATGTAAATGGAACTGTTTCAGGTTCTAATGTTTCTGTTACTCCCCCAAGTGGTATGGATACAAGTGCAACAAATGCACAACTTGCTATTAATGATTTACAGGAACAAATTTCTGAAAAACAAGATAAAATTACTCTAACTGCTGATAGAGCGGTAATTACAGGTAGTGGTGGCGAATTATCTGTTAGTGCTGTTACGTCGACAGAGTTAGGATATTTATCAGGGGTAACAGGAGGAATACAAGAGCAAATTGACAACATCCCAAAGTATAATTTTGTGACTGGTGTTGCAATCAGTGTCGCAGATGGTACGGAGCAATCTGCGATTGATACGGCGGCTATAGCCGAAATTAAAGAAACGCATGAAAGCTCAGAAAAGTGGGATGCTTGCGACGTTCAAATCACTTTTACTCCGTCTGATGTTGTAAAAGATGCTATTTATTATTATAATGGTACTGATTGGGTATTTTTACATTATTCTACAACGGGAGTACAAGTTGCTAATGGTTCAACTGCTGGTATTGTAGAAAGCTCTGAGGATATTAGTTTTGTTAATGGGAAAGGTACGGTTTCTCCTAATTTTATTAAAGTCACTCAAATTGCTAGTATTTCTCAAGTTGGTGTTGTTAAAGCATCTAATGCGGGAAATGGTGTATCTGTTGCCTCTGATGGTGCCATGACTGTTGGAAGTGATGTTTTGCTTGCAACGGATACTTTTGTTTTGAATGGTGGAACTGCGACTGTATGATTATATAAGGGGACATAAGGATGGCACAAAGACAATTAACAAGTAGAATTATTATAAGAAATGATACAGACAATAACTGGAAAACATCTAATCCTATTCTATCAAAAGGTGAAATTGGAATTGTTACAAGTGTTCAGCCTTATAGAATGAAAATAGGGGATGGGGTTTCTAATTGGGAAACCCTTCCCTATTTTAAATTAGAGGAACAATATGTAGAAGGATTACTAGATAGTTTATCAGAGTTAAATAGTATGATTTCTTCTAACACTCAAAGAATAGAGGACAATACTACGCGAATTGATGCTTTAGAGCAAAAAGAAGATAGATTTACTTATGTAACTATTTAAGAAAGAAGGTGGGAAAATGGCATTGGTGAAACCGGTGTTAAATACTGTTGATTCATTTGATGCAATAAATCAACAAGTGTTTACTTTTAATTATAACGGGGCAGAACAAATAGTAAAAAACAAATTAACAATTCGAGAAAATTTAAGGAATGAAGTTGTTTATTCTCAGTCTCAAAATGGTTTGAAGTATGAGCATATTCTTCCTGCTAACACATTAAAAAATGGCACTTATTATAATGCTTATTTAACAGTGTTTGATTCCAATGACACAGAAAGTCCTGAAAGTAATGTTGTTCAATTTTATTGCTATGCTACACCTTCTTTTATATTAACAAATATGCCAACAGGAAATGTTATTGAAAATGCGTCATATAATTTTACCTTTCAATATACTCAGTCTCAAAATCAACCATTAAATATTTATGTGGTAAATTTATATGATAGTAATAAAAGATTGTTAAGTAGTAGTGGAGATTTGTATGCAGGAAGCACAAATGTTCCTTTAGATTTATCTTATACTATTGCTGGGTTTGATGACGATACTACATATTACATAGAGATTACAGGCACAACTATAAATAATTTTTCTTTTGGGTCTGAATTAATTGAATTTACTGTTAATTATACAAGACCCAATATGTTTACATTACTAGAAATTACAAACTTGTGTAAAGAGGGTTATATAAACATAAAGTCAAACTTGATAAGTATTGACGGAGAAACAAATGCTAACCCGCCAAAATACATAGGAAATGAAGAAATTGATTTAACAGATGATGGAATATGGGCTAAGTGGACACAGGGTTTTGAAATTAACGGAGGATTTACCTCAATGATATTGGGGCGTTCTTTTAATCCCTATACAAATATTGTTACTTATTCTAACACTAATGGGGATAAGATTGAATTATTTTATCAAAAAGGTTATAATGAGAATGATGAATATAAAGATTATGTATCAGCTAAAGTTACACCTTTGAATGGGTTATCATATTATATTTATAGCAATTATATAAATGAAGCGAATGGTTTGGAATATGTATTTATTTGGTTCAGAAGAATACAAAATCTTTATGAGCTACAAATAGAGAACTTAGGAATTGACAATGATAGATTACTATATTATATGGATACGTTAAATCCTGATGTATATTTTGTTGATTCTGATAATTCTTATTATATTGGATATTGGGGGGGGTAAACCATGGCAAGTGACCAAACAAAACTATTGGCATCGGTTGATAGTACTGTTTCTATGTTGACCTCTGATGGTTTTATCATAAATAACAATCAAAATATTAAACAAATTGAATTACAAGATATACAATCTTTATGGAAAGCGGATATACAAAGCGCCATTCAATCTGCGATAAGCACTTTTACTAATTCCTTTTTCCCGATTGGAACAGTTATTATTCTTGATTCTGCCACAGCAAATCCTAATACTTATTTAAGCGGTACTTGGGAAAATATAGCATCAGGCAGTTTTCTAGTAGGGGTAAATAGTAATGATGATGATTTTTCTACTACAGGAAAAACAGGGGGCGAAAAAGAAGTAACCTTAACTGTATCTGAAATGCCTAGTCATAATCATGGATATAATGGAGTTAATACAGGCGCTAAAGTAACGGCTAAGTATGGTGCATATCCTATTCGTTTATATCAAGATTATGCTGCTAACTGGTGGGGGCCAGGTAGTACAAGCGGAATTTCTTCATCAGGTGGTGGAGAAGCTCATAATAATTTGCCTCCTTACTATTGTGTTTATTATTGGAAAAGAGTGTCTTAAATGTTTGAATTTTTGAATTATAATTTTTTTTCAGACAAAAATTGTTTAGACCCAGTACCAACTTCAATAGAAAATATTACGCAGGTTCAAATTCAAAATGGAATTTATGACGAGGTATACATTACAAAGGATGTAGAATCTTCTTATAGTACAAATATACCAGAATGGGATTACAATACAATTTTTGATGCTAAATTTCATAATAATTTAACAGCAGGCAATTTAGATTTTTTGTCTACACAAATTTCTGAAATTAGAGTGAAAAGGCGTGTAAAGGGTACATTTGACTGGATAACTGTGGGAATATTTGAGGTTCATAGCTTTTCAGATATTACTAATTTAGTTTTTAATGATTATTTCAATAGGAATAATGTAGAATATGAATATGCTTTTGTGCCAGTAGTAGAAGGTATTGAGGGACAATATATTATAAACGATGTCTTTAGTCAATTTGATGGTATTTTTATTGCGGATATAAATTCTATTTATAAATTTTATTCAGACGTTAGCTATGGTTCTTCTACCAGGGTACAAAAAGTGGGTGTTTTTGAGCCGATTGGCAAAAAATATCCTATTATTGTCTCTAATTCATTGTTGAATTATAATACTGGTAGTGTAACAGGGAATATTCTTCCAAAAGATTATTTAATTAACAGAGTTTTGGATAGATTTGAAATGGTGGAGGAACGCAAGGCAATAGAAGATTTTCTTACAACTAAAACTGCTAAAGTCTTAAAAGACTGGAATGGGAATATTTGGTGTGTTTTTGTTACTGATTCACCTACTGTAAATTATGTAGCCAATTATGGAATGGGAATATCTTCCGTTAGTTTTTCATGGACGGAAATTGGAGATTTAGATAACCAAGAAGATTGGGATACAAATAATTTAGTAAAGGAGGGATAATGAATGGTTTCCATTACCGGGTCGATGTATAATGATGCCAAGAGAAATATACGGGATTTGCGTGTGAAAATAAATTTATTAAATTTTGATATGCAAATAATTGATGAAATCACAGGAGTTATTTTAGATGGTAATATTACTGTGGATGCAACTGCGGATATAAGAAGAACATGTAGTCTTTCATTGATTGTGAAAGACAGCACACTGGAATTACAACCAGGGGGGAGAATTTGGATAGATAAATATTTTCAAGTATTTGTAGACTATCTAAATAATGGTAATTGGATAAATATGGGAATATATTTAGTAGATGCACCCTCATGGAGCTATGACCCAGGAAATTCTACATTATCTCTCCAAGGTTTAGATTTGATGTCTAAATTAACTGGACAAAGGAATGGTTATTTAGAAGGTATTCCAACTATTATTCCACAAGATAGTAGCATAAGAAATTCTATGATTAGTGTTATCACAGAATTGGGCGGGTTTAAAAATTATATAATTGAAGATAATCCGCAAACTGTCCCTTATGAAATAAAAATAGACCAAGGTGGAACTGTGTATGATATTTTAGTAGAGTTAAGAGATATTACACCTAATTATGAAATTTTTTTTGATGTTGATGGTGTCTTTCACTATCAACAAATTCCAAGTGGACAAAATGAATCTTCTTATATAGGGGATGATATGTGGACACAAATTGTTCTTTCAGAAACTACAAGTGTTGAATTTGGAGAAGTAAAGAATGTAGTTGAGGTTTATGGAATGTCTCATGACCCCTCTCATTATGGAGAAGCTACGGTGAGCGGAAACACATACAATGTAACAATGGCAGGTGTCGAAGGTTTAACAGATGGACTGATTTATGGTTTTACAGCCCCTACCATTGTAGAGAATCCAATGTTGAAAATCAATTCATTGCCTGCTTATCCGTTGGTTAATGAAGATGGGAGCAACGCTATTATTCCTCAAGAGAACACATTTTATGTTGTACAGTATAAAGGCCAGGATAATTTTTTGTTTTTAGGTTACCAACAGCCTTATGCTATCTCTAAAGATGAAAATCCTGAATCTCCTTTCTATATTGGTAGTATAGGGGAAATTAGGCAAGTATTTTATGGAGATGAATATGAAAATATCTGGAGTAATGACCTCGCCCAACAACGTGCTGATTATGAACTATGGTTGCATACTCGTTTGAATGATAACATTACTTTATCAGTTGTTCCCTTGTATTGGTTAGATGTTAATATTTTAGTAGATTATACAAGAATAAACACAGATACTACCAATCAATATATTATAAAAAGTATCGACACTAACTTAGCCCCAGATGGTACACAAACTATTAATATGATTAGATATTATCCCCTATATCCTGATATTTAAGAAGGTGAGAAAATGAGCGCTACATATCAAGATTTGGAATTTACTACATTTCCAGATGCGATACAAAATTTTACGACAATGCAAGATGTTACAGCGTTGGATGGTGCTTTAATTAAGCAATATCAAGAAGCAATGGAAAATGGAGATTTGGAAACCGCACAAAAAATTTATCAACAAATTCCAGATGCTAATGCAAAAATTATAAATAGTATTAAGATTAATACTATTCAAGATACAGCAATGGCTTTGGAGAGATTTTTCAAAAATGATTTAACCAATTATGTTTCACAAAAACAAGAAGAATGGTTAAATATCGTTAATCAATTTACTTTGATAGGGAATTATAATAATCAATCGTCTTATTTGAAACATAATTTAGTATACTATCCTGATGAATCTTCTAATGTTGTTTATATGGCTATAACCGATGTACCTAGTGGAATCTCTCCTTTGAATCCTTCATATTGGAGACAATTAACAATTCAAGGTGAAAAAGGTGATAAGGGTGATGGGATTAGTTATGTGGGTGAATGGCAATCAACTGTCTCTTATGAAGAAAATGTTTTGGTTACATATAAAAATGGGCTATATTTATCTTTACAAAGTCCGAACATTGGTAATATTCCATCTAATTCTTTAACTTACTGGCAGTTAATTGGGGACTTGACCCCAGCAGTATATCCAATTGTTCCCATAAACACCCCTCCTTCTGACTTGGGCGAGGGAGATATTTGGTTCGGAATTGTGGAGTGATTTTATGAAAAAAGAAACAAATCCCAATACAGATATAAAACTGTCGTTAAAAGAAGATATTCATTTAAGTGATAAAGAAATATGGAATAATTTTCAACAATATTATTTGGCTGGACAATATGAAGAAGCTATTAATTATCTAAACAATAATTTATCTTCCGTCAAAAACAAAATAACAAATGCTACTTTGATTAACAATTTGAATAATGCTCTTGTTATTTTGCAAAATTATTATTATAATAATGTAGAAGATAAATTATCTGAATTAATGAAGTCTTATGATGACGAAATAGAAAATTTTGTTAATAAAGGTGTATATACAATTGGAGTTACTTATTATCCATTAAATTTTGTTTTTGATAACAATGGGAGTTTGTATATATGTATAAAAGAAAATACTGGAAAAGAAGATGGATTAAATGACGTAACCAACTGGATATATATTGGGTTAAAAGGAGAGAAAGGTTTACTCGGATTTGATTGTACATATAAAGGTGTTTGGGATAGTACTACGACTTATTCCAAGAATGATTTATGCACAGATGGAGATTATCTATATTATTCTAAGCAAAATAATAATTTAAACAATAATCCATCTCCAAATTCGCAGTATTGGGGAGTATTTTTTGAGTTTATAAAAGCAACAATAGAGGTATATACACAGACTCCCACAACTCCTTATCCTGGACAGGTTTATTTATTACAAATGTAAAGAGGGGGAATATTAATGATAAATGTTAAGCCTTTTGTTTATCAAAATGGACAAAACGTGGAGATGAACATGGCAACTGTTTCTTCTATGGTAATAATGGGAGATGGTAGTACAACACTAGAAGAAGAAATAACAAAATTAGAAAAGGGAACGAGTAATGAAAACCTACTTATCAACACTAATTTTTTAAATCCTGTTTATCAATATGGTACTGGTGATTTAGATGAATTAAATAGTTCAGAAGTGGGTTACTCAGACTCGTCCTATTGGATTGATAGATGGTATCCCGCACAAGGAACAACTGCTGATAATATTACTAATTATCGCAAAGAAAAAGGAATATACATTGAAAATGGGTTGTGCCAAGCAGTTTATGGGATGTCCGACTATGTTGGGCAGGTATTTACTTTGTCTATTGGGTTTGAAGATGGAACAATCAGCTCTGTAACAGGTACATTAAATGCTGGTGCTGGGAATAAAATATCTAATGATTATTTATCGTTTTACTTTTTAACAGGTGTATCATCTGGCAATGCTGATGTCGCTATTGTGGAAATAAAATCGAAGAAAAATGGGACAGGTACTTCTTTAACAGATTTTTATGCTATTCAATGGGCAAAATTTGAAAAAGGAGAATTTTCTACACAATATCAGATACCAAATTATACAGAAGAAGAATTAAAGTGTCAGAGATATTATATGCGATATGGTTACAAAAAAGTCAATGATTCTTCTAATGGCAAAATTCCGTATACGCTAGGTTTGGCAACTTCTAAAACAACTGGAAAAGCGATTTTTTATTTGCCAACACAAATGCGTATAACTCCAACCATTAAAATTGTTGGTGCGTTTAATGTACAGTATCCAAATGCTAACAATTCTATGTTAGATTCCCCAGTAAATAGTGTAGAAGTTTCCTTTGTTAATAGCAATCAAGCGGTTGCAGATCTTGATTTTAGTAAAGGATATGATGCCCTGACATATGGACAAATAATTGCTTTTTATGCCTATGTGGGTGGTGCATACATTTATTTTGATGCAGAATATCATCCAATTTGGCAATCAAGATAATAATTAGGAGTAAGATTTAATGGCTATTAATTATAGGGTTCAAGAAAATAATCAAACAGTTCATTTTGAGGGTGATGCACAAATTACTTTGACTTCCGATGGTTCTAATGTGCAAGCCAAATTAAATGAGTTAAACAGTATGCTCTATTCCCATCCAATTGTTCCCATAAACACCCCTCCTTCTGACTTGGGCGAGGGAGATATTTGGTTCGGAATTGTGGAGTGATTTTATGAAAAAAGAAACAAATCCCAATACAGAAATTTATCTATAAAGGAAAGGAATGAATAATATGGTTAAACCTGAAAAAAATACATATAAAATTTATGCAAGGGCAGATGAAAAAAATAGAATTATTAAATTCTTTTCTTCTGTTTTTGAAGAACCATTAGATACGGATATTCTTGTAGAAGAGGGGAACCAAGAGTATCATGTGCATGTTCAATTAAAATATATTGCTCATAATAGTAAAGGACAATATAGATATAAATTAGTGGATAACAAAGTTGTTGAAAGAACATTAGAAGAATTAAATCTTGAAATACAAGAGGAACAAAGTAAAATGCAACCTTCCTTAAATCAAAGAATGAACGATATAGAAGAAGCGGTTGCCTTGATTGTTTATGGAGGATAATAAAATGAGTATCAACGAATTGTCTAATGTTTTATTGAGGATTACTGGTAGAGCTATTTTAACCAGAATGACAGAAAGTAAGTCCACTTTTGACGAAATAATTAAATTATATCCCAAATTAACGAAAGAACAAATTGAAATTCTTAAAGAATGTGAAGAATTTCAAGGTTTTGATAGCGGAGATAAATAATGAATATTCCAGTATTAAATTTGCGCAATGATTCAGGAGAATTTGTTCCATATGCAGTAATTCAAGGCCCCCAAGGCGAACAGGGGCCTCAAGGCCCCTCTGGAACAGACATAGAATCTTATGTTATCTCTGAGCCAATTGATAATGGAGAGAGGGGATATATTCGCTATAAGAATGGCTTACAATATGCTTGGGCGAGGGTATACTTTTCAACTTCTATCAGCAGTTCTTGGGGGAGTTTGTACGAAAGCAGCGACGTTACTGCCCCTGCATTTGCTGCAAGTTTTAGTGATACGCCCACTATAATTTGGGGTTTGGAAAATATGTCGGCTGGATGTATGATTGAATACTATTCCAGAACTAGCAGTGATGATGACAATACTAATAATACCTATCCTGGATTTGTTAATTTAGTTAGACCAAGTTCATCATCATCTGTAACTGGATATTTAACATATTTGGCAATAGGCAAATGGAAATAAAAGAGAAAAGGAGATAATGTAATGGCTAGACAGACCTTAAAACTAACATCCCCCTTAATGAAAGGAGACGACGTTAAAGAGTTTCAAAACCTGGTAACAAACAGAGGTTTTAGTTGTGGTACTATTGATGGTAAATATGGCAAAAAATCTGTAAGCGCTTGTAAAAAGTTTCAATCTTCTGCTGGCTTATCTGCCGACGGCATTTGTGGGCCTGATACATGGAATAAATTAGAGGGTAGACGAATGTTAAAACTAACATCCCCCTTAATGAAAGGAGACGACGTTAAAGAGTTTCAAACAAAAATCACAAATCATGGATATAATTGTGGTTCTATTGATTCTATGTACGGTGAAAAAGCCAAAGCTGCGTGCATTTCTTTCCAAAAAGCTAAAGGATTAAGTGCGGACGGGATTTGTGGTGATAAAACTTGGGCTGCATTAGATGGGTCTACATCATCTTCTGGAACAAGTGGAAGAAGATTGCTAAAAAAAACTAGCCCTTTGATGAAGGGAGACGACGTAACAGAGTTTCAAAATCTTGTAAAATCAAAAGGTTTTGACCCTGGAACCATTGATGGAAAGTATGGTGACAATAGTGTAGCAGCTTGTAAAGAATTTCAAAGTTATGCGGGGCTATCAGTAGATGGACAGTGTGGGACAAACACATGGGCAGCATTAGATTCTGATATTGCACCATATTCGCCTTCTACATCAGGTTCTAGCAGCTCTATTGGTGAAACAGAAATGGAAGTGCGCCAAAATGTCGTAAATGAAGCAAAAAAATATTTAGGATATAAGGAGTCAGATGGTTCTCATAAAAAGATTATAGATATTTATAATGGACATTCTCCTTTAGCTAGGAACTATAGGGTTAAATATACAGATTCTTGGTGTGCTGTTTTTGTCTCAGCAGTGGCTATTCAATGTGGTTTGACAGATATTATGCCTACTGAATGTAGTTGTGGGCGTATGATTGAACTTTATCAAAAGCTAGGTTGTTGGGAAGAAAACGATGCCTATGTTCCCAATATTGGTGATATTATTATGTATGATTGGGATGATAGTGGAAAGGGTGATAATACAGGATGGCCTGACCACGTTGGTATTGTAACTGAAATTTCTGGCAATAAGATGAAAATCATTGAGGGCAATAAGTCTGATTCTGTATCTTATAGAACAGTAACAGTAAATGCTAAAGATATTCGCGGGTATTGTCTGCCAAATTACGCGAGTAAAGCGGGCACAAGTGGAACTTCTATTAGTTATACTGTGCAAAAGGGAGACACTTTATCGTCTCTTGCAAAAAAATATAACACAACGGTTGATAAAATTTGTTCAGATAATAATATTTCAGACGCAGATAAAATTTATATTGGACAAGTGATTGTAATTAAATAAAAATAGGGTAGATTGAGTTTAACTCTTTCTACCCTATTTTTTTTGGTTGTTGAATATATCAATTATTTTTT